TCAGTAACAGTTTCATATAATGCTAGTGAAATAAAGCCAAAAATTATTAGAATTAGAAAAGCATTGCGCCTTTATACAAAATATTTATTTGCTTTTAGAGCCATTGACGGAGGAAATATATTATTTGAATCAAATAATTCCGTTTTTAATTTACAAAGATATGGTGATTCTGGAAAATTTGGAAAATCAACTCTTGGCTCAATAGCTGTTGAAATTGACGCATTTTTATCTGCAAGAGGCTATAATATAGTTGGTCTTGGTGGTGGGCATATTTTTCAAAAATCAGTGCAAAAAATTGATTTTACTTTTAACAATGAGTTTGAACTAATACAACTTACAGTGTATGTTACCGGTTGCAATGAACTTGGAAAAATTTTCAATAAACGAAAATTAAAGTCTTTAAGAAAAAAACCAGTTTTCAAAGATCCAGTGGCTATGGCATATTTTGCAAATCTAGATAAAATGGATTCAGACTTACAATCGCGAGATGGAATTGATTGGAAAGAGTTTTTAATAAAACATACAACTCCCAAACTTTATCATACGTTTCCTGCCAATGAGCCGCAGCCAAATGCACGTAGTTGCGTGAATGACGCATTGGCAAAAGAAGGCAAACAATTAGGTCAAGATATTGTTAGTTCTACGTTTAGTATTGGCGATGCTTTAGTCAAAAAATTTAGTGAAAACATATGTCTAAACGAGGTGAACGATCTTGAAGAAGAAGATGTAGACTTAGGATTGAAAGTAACCCCAGATGTAGAAAGAGCTTCTAAAACAATGCTGGAAATTGCCACTGAACAAGCTTTTGCTACAATGGAGGATGAGGACCAAGTTTTTACTAGTTTGTGTGCTGGTATTCTAAATGCTACTGGCATGACGAATGGCTTTTCTTCATTTTCCTTAGAAGACATTTGGAAAGAAGGACTTGATAAAATAAAACTTTGTGGAATGTTTGATTTATTAATAGAAACTTCTCAATGTTTAATGAAAGGTTTAACTTTTGAAGAAGCAGCCGCAAGTATTGTTAAGGCTGCTTT